CTTTAACCCGACTTTGTTTATTCCTACCAAGAACAAGACTGAGTGGAGAACACTCAATGGAGTTCGTCTGGAACCGATCCAGCCCGGTAGCATGTACGAATGCCGCGAGTTCATTGACAAGTACAAGGATGTCGTTGGCTTTGAGATCTATGGCCAGACAGACTTTGTTTACCAATACATCGCCACAGAATTTCCTCAAGATCTTTCATACGACATTCGCAACATCGTAATTGCGTATATCGATATCGAAACCACTTGCGAAGATGGATTCCCTCAGATCAGCAATCCGTCTGAGCAAGTGATTGCGATCACAGTCCGTATCAATGACCGATCCTATGTGTTCGGTCTGGGCGAGTTCAATATCGATGATCCGAATGTTCGTTGCCAGAAGTATGACAACGAAAAGCAACTCCTTGAAGACTTTCTGTTCTTCTGGGAATCCCATGCTCCAGATATTATTACTGGCTGGAATGTTCGCTTCTTCGATATTCCATATCTCTACAATCGAATTGTACGAGTCCTGGGTTCAGACGAAGTTCTGAAGCTTTCTCCATTCGAACGAATCTACGAGAAGACGATTCAGACTAGCCGTGGTCCCCAGAAGTGCTATGAGATGGTTGGAGTATCTACTCTGGACTACTATGAGTTGTACCAGAAGTTCACCTACAGCAAGCAAGAATCATATCGACTTGATTACATTGCTTCAGTAGAACTAGGTGAGCGCAAGTTGTCCTATGACGAATACTCAAGGACAAGATCGTAATTCCTCCAAAGAAGACAGCGATCAAGGAACAGCAATACGAAGGTGCGTATGTCAAGGAACCGATTCTCGGCATGAACGACTGGATCGTTTCATTCGACTTGAACAGTCTCTACCCGCACCTTATCATGCAATATAACCTGTCTCCTGAAACCAAGGAAGACAAGTCTTTCTTGTTTGTTCGTAATGGTTTGAAGCCGATGGATATTCTGGAAAAGAATTCTAAGGCTGTGCAATACCTAGAACTAGCCAAGACTCATGGCATCTCTGTTGCGGCAAATGGAGTTGGCTTCACCAAGACAAATCAGGGCTTTCTTCCTCGACTCATGGAGAAGATGTATGTGGAACGAAAGCATTATAAAGAATTGATGCTTGAATCCGAAAAAGAAATGGTAGCAATAGAAGAAGAATTGAAAAGAAGAGGAATAATTTAAGTTTAAGTGCTATTGGTTATAAATACTTTCGGAGTAATTTTATGAGAAAGTATTTAGTATATAAAACAATCAATATAATAAATGAAAAATTTTACATTGGAGCACATGAAACTGATGATGAAGACGATTCTTATCTTGGTAGTGGCATTCTTTTAAATAAAGCTATAAAAAAATATGGTAAAGATTTATTTAAAAGAGAAATACTAATTAGATGTTCTTCAAGTGAAGAAATGTTCAACGAAGAGCAGAGATTGATATCTGAGCACATTGAAAACCCATTATGCTACAATCTTAAAAAAGGTGGTATAGGAGGATGGGACTATGTAAATCGAAGTGGTTTAAATCGCGGCAGCAGAAACCCAATGAAAAATTTAAAAATTAGAAAAAAATGTTTATGTGCTGCTAAAAAAACAAAAGAAAAAAATCCAGAAAAATACCGACTGATAGCAATAGAAAATCTTAAAAAAGCAACAGAAAAAAATATTGGAACTACTAAATCCGATTTTTTTAAAAAAACAATTAGTAAAAAATCTAAGCAGTATTGGAAGAAAAATAAAGAAAAAATGCAGAATGCATTATCTTCTTGGTTCAAAGTAATAGCACCAAATGGTGAGGAATACACGACAAATAGACTAGAAAACTTTTGCACTGAAAGAAAATTACCGTATACTACCCTGTGGAAAACCAGTAAAACTGGTATCACAGCAAATAGAGGCCCCTCAAAAGGATGGAAATGTCAAAAAATTACGCAAATATGACTACGGAGGAATTGCAATCGCTTCGTGGGCAGATAGAGAACGATATTTCAAAATATCGTAATTTTCAGTTGGCTAGAAAAATCCAACTGAACTCTGCCTACGGCGCGATTGGTTAGGTAACGAATACTTCCGCTATTACGACGAAGAGATTGCTGAAGCAATTACACTCTCTGGTCAGCTTTCGATTCGCTGGATCGAAAACAAGATCAACGAGTTCTTGAACAAGATGCTCAAGACAAACCACGATTATGTCGTTGCCAGCGACACAGACTCAATCTATATCAACATGGGTCCACTGGTGAATACTCTTGCCAAGGGCAAGTCAGTAGAAGAAATCGTGACCTATCTTGACAAATGCTGCAAGGAGATCATCGAACCCTACATTACGAAGTCCTATGATGAACTTGCTGATTTCATGAATGCCTATGCAAATAAGATGTTCATGAAGCGTGAATCGATTGCCTCAAAGGGTATCTGGACAGCAAAGAAGCGGTACATGCTCCTGGTTCACGACTCTGAAGGTGTTCGTTACACCAAGCCAAAGACCAAGATCATGGGAATCGAAACATCCCGCTCATCCACTCCACAGATTGTGCGTGAGGAGTTGAAGAAGTGTATCGACATCATTCTGACCAAGGATAAT